GTATCAACTGAAGAACTAACAACTGTGCTTCCTACTAAAGTTTCTCCATATATTATGTTAATCGGAACACCTTGTTTTGTATTATTTAAAAGCCCTGTAAACGTATAACTAGGGTCTTGTGGATCTTCTTGCCTCGAAACTTGAAAAGGTTTTGGGTCTGGTGTTATTAAATCAGTAACACCTTGAATTAAAAAAGTCGTGCCAACTGTTGTTAAAACTGTGCCAAGCGTAGTTCCTAAAATAACAACACCAGATATTGCAGGTATTGCAGCAGCACCAAACGCAGCACCCGCAAGAAGAAATGGTAAAAACTCACCATGAACTACAGGTACAATTTTTATATCACTTTCAGTCTGCATATCAAGTAATTCTTCTGTAAGTCTCAGATCC